GCTCGGGCCGCCGTCGCTGTTGACGCGGGCAACCCATCCGATGTTCTGGATCAGGTTTCCCTCGCCGGTAGGTGGCGAGTCGGTGAAAGTGCCAGCGGTCCCGACGTAGACGTTGGAGCCGAGCGTGTAGGTGCCTGAGGGAACGTCTACCGACTCGACGCTGCCGAGCGTGGCGATGTGCGTCTCGGCATTGGGGTTGACGCTGGCATCTCGAACCATGCCGAACGCGGGCATCTTCGCTGGGTCAGAACAGTCCGCAAGATCGACGGTCGGGGTCGAGCCGGAGACACCACTGATGTAGACAATGTCACCAACTGTCAGCGTTCCGCCGCTGGCATTCTTGGCACGAAACGTCACCGCACCGTCGAGGTCTCCGTGGATGTCCAGCCAACGGAAGTCCTCAGTGCCGATGTTGTAGGTCAGGTCGGCACTGGGGGTCAGGTCGATGCTGAGGCTGCCTGACACAAGGTCGGAGGCCGGATGGGTGTGGTCGTTGGAGTCCGCCCATTCGGTGACGTAGTCAGCACCGCTCTGCTTGACCAGAACCTGCCCAGTCGTCCCTCCAGGGGCCACCCCCTGCCCGGCAGGCCCCTGAGGCCCAACCACGCCCTGAGGCCCCTGAGGCCCCGTGTCGCCCTGTGGGCCGGTGTCGCCCTGTGGACCCTGCGGCCCGGTAGCACCCGTGGCCCCCGTGGCTCCTGTTGAACCCTGGGGGCCACGGAGGCCGGTAGCGACTTTGACGGACCGGGCGATCGGGCGGACCTTGACAGTCCTGACGATCGGTCGGACCTTGACGACTACTAACTCTGCCATGAAGTGACCCCTTGCTCGATGGTCACCGCACCCTGCAACAGGACGTACCGGTCTCCTGAGGTGTTCTCGACGATCAAGTCATACCACGCAGAACCAGGCGTCATCGCTTCCGTCTGTTCGTCCGTGATTTTGATGTCGATAGTGCCGGTTGCGGCAGTGAGAGTTATTCCCGATCCATTGTTCAGTCCAAGAATTCGAGCCGCAAAGGCATCAGTCTTCAGCGTCTTGATCTGCATCTGAACATTGGACAAGTTGGTAATGGCATTCCCGTCCGCGTCCTCATAGATCACCTGCATCTCGAAAGTTGAGGATTGATACAGGGTGATGTCTTGAACGGGAACATCAGACATTACTTCTTGCCCTTCTTCTTGACCTTCTTGCCGGTCTTCTTGGCTTCAGCAGCCGCCGCCTTCTGACCAGCAATGGTGTACGGGTAGTGCTTTGATCCAACCTGGGGCATGTCAGCCTCCCGTAGATCCGCTGTTCTTCAGGGTCAGGCGGGCACCGGTGTAGCCAAGGGCTACCAGAGCCGACTGGATCAGGCCGACAATCTGAGAAGCCGTGCCCTCGAGCGGGACTGCACCAGATGCGACAAACGCTCCGAGCATGACAGCAGCAAATGCCAGCCAGAATTCGGTGGTCTTGTAACCGGGCTTGGGATCCATGGGTACTCCTACTGAAGGGTCTTGGTCACCGCGAGCCGTTGCTCGACAGTCTTTCGATACGCGGGGTCAGCCTGGTAGCGAGGATCTCGCATTGCCTGAGTCACCTGTGCCCACGATTGGAAGGCACCGGCTGCGTTGTTCTGGGAGACATTGCCATGCACCATGCGAGGACGATTGGTCGCCTGCGTATATCGGGCACTCAAGCCCTGCATGTGCAACTTGATCTGCCCCATGTCACCACTCATCATGGCATCGTCGTACGCCTTGATCTCTGCTTCGGTCAGGTTCTGACCGGCCCAGGCCACCATATCGTTGTACGCCTGCTCGCCTCCGACCATGCCGAACACCTCGGCACGCTTCTGATTCATGGAAGCCCGCTGTCCTTCGACAAAAGCATCCATGAACTCGCGGCTCAGGCCCTTGGCTTCATATGCAGCGTACTGCTCTTCAGTGAGATCCTGGCCGTTTCCGACTGCGGTCAGGATGTCGCTGTAGTCGTTGTCTGAAATAGCGGACGGCTTGTCACCTTCCTCAGGTGCCTGCGGCTGAGACCGCATCCGCTCAAGTTCGGTGTAGGAGTTGACCAGAGACCGAAGATCAACTTCGCCGTTCTCACCAATGAACTTGTCAGGAACCTGAAAGTCATCGTTGGGAATAGGCTCCTGAGCGGGGGCGTTGGGGTCCTCAGGGCCGGAGGGGTTTCCTTGAACTTGTACGCTTTCCATAGTGTCCCTATGCTTGCGGCGGAGCCTGGCCCGCCTGTGACATCATCGGCCCCATCGCCAGCATCGCTTGCTGCATCTGGGCCTGTTGTTGTTCTTCCTGCATCTCTTCTTCGGTCTTGATCAGACCATCGGAATCAATACCCAGAGCAGTCGCTCGGCGGTCCATGTACTCCCGCAGGTTGACGAACTGAGTAAGCACCTCAGGTCCGAGCAGTTGACCAACGCCAACCAGAAACTCATCCATCTTGTTGAGATCGTTTCCACGCCCAAGAGCCTCCACGCCTGTGACAATGGCCGGATGGACCAAGTCGCTCGGCAACTTCGGGAGTCTCTTGGACCTAGCCATGATCGTCATGATCTTCTTGACCATCGGCAACTGGAATTCCTGACTCAACACGCTGTAGATGCCGCCGAGTTGCCGCTCAATGCTCTGGGTGACCAACCTGACTTCAGCCGCCGTCACACGCTCTGCATTGCGGATGGCGTTGTCAGTCAGAAGGAATGCGTAAGAAAGACGATCTTGTAGCGTCTGGACCACTTGATATGCAGTAGCGAAGTCCGCCTGCTTGTTGATCTGGAGGACCGAGACATCCGCCGCTGAACCTTCAACAATACCGCCATTGGGTGCCTCCGCCAATTTGCGAATACGAGTGGTGCCGTTGGGGGCGACCATGAACAGAACCTTGGCCGCAGCGGCGGAGCCTTCAACGATGGATTGCATCAAGCCTTCGAGAGACTTGAGGTCACCAATGTATTGCTCAACGTACCCCCGCCCGTAATCCTCGCCATCCACCCGGTTCATTCGTAGGACAATGAAGGGACTGTCTTCTTCCTTCACCGTACCAACGGAATCCGGGATGATGGACCCCGCCACCTCTTGGTGCAGCATGTAGGTGCCGTCGCCGACCGCCTTCATGCAGGTGTAGAGGTCTACCGTGCTGGTGTTGAGAGGGTCCCCAGATGCCGCCACAAGAGCCTGAGCGTCCTCAGGAAGCGACTCAACGGCCATGGTCTCCTTGACGATCACCGTTTTCAGGTGACCCATGGCATCCCGTTTCACGACGTATCTGGTCAGCGGAATGATCCGCATCTCGCCTTCGTCGGTCATGTGGATCAAGACATTGCCAGCGACGATCAATTGCCGCAGAGCCTCAAACACCGACACCCGGTATGCCCGAGTCTCAATCTCCTGGGCCACGGATCGCTCGATCTTCGCCAGCGACATGTCAAACTGCGTCTTGATCTCGGCCCCATTGGCCTGCTGCTCGATGTCGTTCATGGCCGCCTGATCAATGACGAGACGGAAGAACGGGGGGTTTGGAGGCAGCAGGCTCAGAAGCAGGGCCGATGCCATGTTGTTGACACCCCGGGCACCGACAGACTGGTAGGGAGTCGGTAGTCGGTTGGTGTAGGTGTGACCTTCATCAACAACAAGCGTCGGGATGGTCAGTCGAGAAGCGTCCCTGGCTCGCTCGAGGATGGTATGCCGTTGGCTTTCGAGGCGGGAGTACATGCCCTGAGCGGAGCCTTGGTCCATTAGTCACCTCAGGTAGGGATGCGAAGACCGGTGCCGGTCTTGGGGACTCGAAGAGCCGACGTTCCACGACGACGACGGATGCTCAAGTCTTTGAGACCAGACTCTGCCGAGTATTCCGGAACGGACTGAGATTTCATGGTCTGCTGCTTAGGTGCTTTAGGGGTACGGGACGCCTCCGCCAACTCTTCGGCCTCCTTGGCCTGCTGTGCCATCTGCTTTTCAGCCTGCTGCTGCTGACTCTTGGCGTCCTTCTTGGCAATGTTTGTCTGATGAGCCTGCGCACCGACTGTTGCAGCAGTCATGATCAAAAGCGGAACCCACCACCATGCCTGCTGAACCTCGGCTGGTCCGCCGAAAAACAGATCCCACACCCACACACTAAGTTCCATGTCAGTCCTCCAGGATGTTGTCCTGCTGTCGTCGCATCTGCTCGATCAAGAAATCGACGACATGTCGTTGACCCGCCTTGAAGAACACCTGACGTTCGGTGTCGGACAGTTGGGCACACTTGTCGGGAAACCGCTCATCAAGAGCCTGGACAAGGCTTGGCGGTACATTAGGAAATGGAGAGTCCATAGAATTCAACACCCGTCAACATCTGATTCAAGATCAACGTCGCCGTGCTTCTCTTCGATCTGCCTTTGATGATCCATATAGGCGGCAAGAAGGCAGATGTAGTTGATGACATC